CATGTCCAGTTAGGCAACTTGTCATACATGTCCATCATAACGTATGTTGCGAAAGCTGGGTTGCCATAAGGTGTGGCATCTGGGGATAAGTCCCCAAACTTTAACTGACCAGCAGAAATGCCCATAACTGGCAAGTTCCAGTTAAACATTCCCATAAATTCTAAGCCCCATTCTGCATAGTCTTTGTCAGTCATTGGTGCGTTTACAGTTTTCATCTGTTGCATTTTATTATGAAACGCTGGGTTATAATCTGTGCCCATTGGTGAATTAGCATTTTGAACAACATCTGGGACTACTTGTTTTGTTTTCTTTATGCCATCTTTATCACCAGTAAAAAATTTATAAGCAATCTTGCTGGCTTGTATCCAGTTTTGGTCTTCCATAAGTTTGCTATCATTTAAATGTTCTTCGTGCTCATGGTCATTGTTTATGACTGGGGCATCGTTAGCTAACATGTATTCTGCATCTTGTGGAACGCCACTACCTGCTAGTTCTTGTGCTTCTGGCGATAGAACATTGTCTTGAAAGTGTAAGTCAACTGCCAAGTCATCAAGCCAAGATGTTTCATGTCCTATCGTGTTTTTATCCATCAACCACCTCCAAGCAATCTTTCTTCTTCTGATTTCTTTATACCCAGCTTTTCAAGAATATAATTGACAACACCATCATCATCTTTTTCTTCTTCTACTGTAGTTTTATCAGCTTCTTTTTTCTTGTCTTTAATGTCTTTTGCTATCTGTTCTAACCTTTTTTGGTTTTTTACAGTTTCTTGTATTTTGTTTATCTTTTGCAATTCAGCTAACTTATCACCAGAGTTCATGCCTTCTGTATATTGGTTGCCATATACGCCACCATTATGACTGCCATATTTACCTTTTCTTGATGGAATGTTTTGCAGGATATTTCTTGCTGTCGCAAAATCAGCATCAGTCCAACTCATTATGTCTGTCTTTTCCAAAACCTTTTTTGGGTGATACTTCAGTATCTTTGGACTAATCATAGGCACTTTCATCTTTAAGCGTTTAGCTTCATTGTAATTACGCAACACTTCTTTCACAGCGATTGATGGTGCAACTGGGTTTGTCTTGTTGCTTACTTTTAGTTCAAAGTTAAGCAGGGCTTCTGCTGTAAGCGTTTCGTCAAATGCGTTAGAATTTTTACCAATGCTAAACATGTTTTCATCAATGCCTAGTGTTCTTTTTAAATAGGCAAGATTTGTTTTGTATTCTTGAGCAAAAGGCGTGTTGTCAATAAATTGCTGTGCTTGTTGCATCTTGGCGTTCCAAGTTTCCAACGTAAGCCCACCTACTAAACCAATTTTTGATTTGTAATTATCCAGAACATTAAGAACTTCAGCTTCAGTTTCAGCATCCATAAGTTCTTTGTTGAAAGCAAACACGACAGAAGGTCTGTCTTTTGGTGCACTATCTTGTGCTATAGCTGTTATAAGTGTGTCGTATTGTTTTACATCTATTTCATTGTTTTCTAATGCTGTAGTTAATTGTGTTGCTGTAGGAAATGTAGCCCCAGCTTCCCCTAACTGGGCTTGTGCAATCTGTGTGCTGTACTTAGTAAAATTTTTAAGCTGGGTTGCCTTCCTATCTTTTTCTGCTTTTTTGGTAGCGTCATTGTCTTTTTTAATAATCTGTCTTTGTATTGTGTCTGCAATTCTTGTTATCTTTTCTGACAAAGCAACTCTAGTTGTAGGGTTAAGGTGTGCAAAGTCACCATCGTTAGGGTCAAGAACTTTTGACAATAATGCCCTTGCACCTTTGTAATCATCAGCATCATTATACGTTTGTAGCAGTTGATTTACTTTATTTCGTGCAACATCATTCAATATTTTCTTTTGTGTTTTGTAGCCATCTTCTGCTGTCATAAGATTGTTTTCAATCATTTTGCCTATTATGCCTTTGCTATAAGTGCCATCTTGTTGCAAAATCTTATTAGAAAATACTGCGTCAAATGCCTTTTTGTATTTGACAGACCCAACTGGGTGGCTACTCATTTCCTTAACATAGTTATCTACTAAGGCAAGTTGATTGGTCTTGGCTATATCAATAGCTTTCGCCCTTGCATTTTTTGTAAGGTTAAAAGTGTAGTCAGCTAATTGCGAAGTACGCCATGTGTTAAATCTTTTTTTAACTACTTTGTCTGTTATTTGACTGGATATAGCCAGATTGCTTATAAGTTCTTTTGATGAAAAGTAACTTTGCATTTTATTGTAAGGCTGATTATTAGCTTCCAGTTCAAATGTTTTTGCTTGCGAAGTCCACATATTCTGGGCTTTGGCTAACTCACCATCCCTTGTAACCTTAACTTCGTTTTGATAAAGTTTTGTAAAACTACTTTCCAACTGACCAAACAAGTTTGCTTGTGCGTCTTCCTTCATGCTAAACCCTTGTGGGTTAGCAGACACATTAAACCTTATGCCACCACTCTCACTAGATGGTGAAACTTGTTTTGTGTAAGTAGGTACTTTCATTATCCATAAGCCTTTATCATAGCAATATTAGTTGCAGTAGAAAGAAGACTGCCAGTTGCTTCTGCCTTGCCAGCAGATATAGCGTTTCTGCCATATATGCCTTGTAGCTGTCCTTGTAACTTGTCTTGTATTCCCTGCTCTTTTATTTTTCTTTGTGCTATACGACTGTTGTATTCAGCCATTTGTATATCTTCTTCCATGTCCATAGCTGTAGCCATTGCAACTTTTAATGGTGTACCAGTCGTTGCAATCCAGCCATTACTTCTGTTTGCCATATCAACTTGGTCAAGGACTTCTTTTTGTTTTTCTAAAAATTTTGCAATCTGTAAATCGTCAATAAACTTTTTCTGGTTTGCTTCGATTAAAGAAAACTCATAGTTTCTATTTGATATGTCAGCGTTAAACTGGTGTGCCGCGGCTCTCATATAACCAGCTTTGTACTGGCTTCTTGCCTTCATAAATCCAGTAAAGGCAGTTAGCCCCATGTAAGCCATTGTTGCACTCATCGTGTCCATCCCATCATGTAATAATCGTGATTATCAAAATACTTTTTCATAAGCCCTTCTTCTTTTAGCCCCCACCACTCTACAAATCTTTTTGCTGTTTTAAATTCTTTGCGAATAGGTGCTTGTAATCTAATGATATTATGTTCATCAATTAATTCATAACTCTTTTTTTTGAACGCCCTAATATATTTAACTGGCATCTTATTTAAGTGGGAACTGCCAACAAACCAGACTTCGCCTACTCCTTGCCATAAAGGGTGTATGCCACCAACATAAATAACCTTGTCTTCATCTATCAATGTGTAAGACCAGCCTTCCCTTTCAAATCTTTCTGGCTTGTCAAATTTACCAATCAATGACTTTGGGTAATCTCTGTTAAAGCCAGTGTTGGCTATTTCGTTTGCGTGTTCTCTTGTGTAATTAATAAACTTCATCTGTCAAATGTCTGTAATCTTGGATATAATGCTAATACAGTTAATGGCAGTGCTTGGTCTTGCTTAATTAAAATAAAACCATCACTGTCATAACCACCCCTAAATTCAATGTCTTTGTCACCAGTGTATAAAGCAACTGCTTTGTCCATCAAATCTGCACTGCTTCTAAAAGGTATTCTGTCTACGTTAGTAAGGTCACTGCCTACCAAAGCACCAACTGACCTAAAAAATCTTACAGTTACATCGTGTATTCTTTTGTTTTTTGCTTGGCTTGTTCCTTCTGTACCACCAGCATCGACACGCATTGTTTTTAAAATGCTGTCAAACTTTAGTCCTACATGTACGTTACTACTGCTTCTGTCTAACGTAATACTGCCATTGCTGACTGTTTTAGAGGGGTGTGCAGACCCATCAGCTACAATGTCTACTGTCTGACCCTCAAGGTGTAACAACCCGCTGAGTGCCGTTGTAGGGCTTCCAAAGTATGTTAGTCCACTATCGACAAAATATGCGTCTAGTATATTTGACCCAAAATCGAAGAAGTTAAATCTTTCAATAAATCTTTTTGTTTCGCCACCAATCGTTCTTTTTACAATTATAAATAAATCATCTTCGTCTAATTCAGATGGTAATACTGCTACGCTTTCTACTATTCCATAATCGTATGTTTGTGATGTAGGCGAATTGATTGCATGTACCCCAGTGAAACTTCCAGCAATATCGTGGTTGTGCCACGCTACTACTTCTTCTTCCCTGCGATAAGTCATGCCACATAGTTTGCCATTATTTAAAACAGCCCAAACTACGTTGTCTGGCTCTTGTTGATAGGTGATAGTTCTTATGCCACTTTCAGTTATATGCTCTGCCAGAATAGTCATATCTGGTGCACTGTAACTATCAGTGTTAAAATCAAATACTAATTCTCTAAGTTTTCTTTTTGCTCTTTGCACAAAAAGCGTGACGTTGCCAACTGATACTGGCTGTATATCTGCTGACCCATAATTAGATTGTCTTCTAATAACAGTGTTGGTGGGGGATATAGGTGCGTCATCAGTTGATGATACAGAGAACTCACCCCCAGTTGTTCCCACAAGTAACGCCCGTCCTGCTGATAAGTACCTTATCACATTAACTTGGTTACTGCCTATCGTGTAAGATAGTGCACTGCTGGCTAATATTCCATCCTTAAAGTCCTCAAAATCACCACTGACTGAAAAAAAGATTGTTTGTGGCTGTGTCGTTGTACCTGCAAAAACCAGACGTTCTTCAAAAAAACTAATCGCAGAAGGATAACCAGTGGTTGCAGAAAAAGCACCCAATGCAAAATTATCATCAGCTTCTAAGTTGCCAGTAATAGTAATAGCAGGGCCGACTGCACCAGCTACCAAATCCACAGAAGGTGCAAACAAAATTGTGTCTTGTGTAACGCTTACAATCAAAGCATCTGTTTTATTATTACTAGCAGTGCTTGCCCCACTAATTGTAACCTTCATGCCAACTGCAAAGCCTTCGTCTATAAACTTTGCGTCTGTATCAACTATTCTGTCATTATGTTCTAAGCCACTATTACTAGGGTCACCTTCAAAAAACTGAATTGTATTGGCTTGATAGCTAGGCATAAGTTCTGCCCTTCTATCTTCGTTTTCTTTTACTACTGCTTGTACAGTCGTTGCATTTGTAAACACTGATATTTGTGCAAAGCCATCATGTAGTTTTATTAACCTTCCTATATCAGTTGAAGCAAAAGTATCAGCACTAGCGTTGATAGTAACTGTGCCAGTTCTGCCACTGGCTGTAACAGTAACGTCAGTGTCATTGTCATCCATCATCGGCCCACGCCTAAACTGTACTTGTTCTATAGTCCAGTCTGTATGGGATGTTCTTGTAATCTTTTGGACTGGGTGTAATGGATGGACTAAGTACATAATGTCTGCACTTTGAGTAAACTTAATCTGGTCAAGTTCAGTTTCTAAAAATGGCGTTGTTACTTCTGCTAATTTTTCTAAAGTACCACCACTGGCATAAGCTGTGTGGTTTGTGCCATTTTCGCCAGACAATTCGAATGTATCTGCTGTAACATTTGCAACAAGAAAGCGTCTGTTGTTTAGTTCTGTTGTCCCAGAAACCCCAGATATTTTTATTGTGTCACCATTATTAAAACCATGTGCAACACTTGTTACAACAACTGGATTAGCTTGCGTAATTCCAGTAGCAGTTTTAGTTGACGATACAACTTGACCACCATCTTTAATAATTCTGAAATACTGGTCACCAAATTCTAAAATGTAGTTTTGTGTAACGCTAAATTCGAAAGGTATTAATCTTGTTTGCTTACTGCTGTCTTTAACTTCAGCCACAAAGATTGTGCCACTTCTTCTACTTGCACCACCATGAGGATGAACAACAAAATTATTTAATGTAGAACAGCCATTAAAATATTTCGAAACATCAGTTCTGCCTTCTAATCTTGGTGATAACTCACCAGCAGTAAAGTTATGAAACGCTGGACTTGCTTTAGCCATAAGTTAAAACCTTGATAGTAAGAAGTAATCTGCTTGCACCTGCCCTGCGTTTTGTAAGTTTTCTGTTTGTGCTGGTGTGCCCTCTGTAGCGTCTACAAACCTAGCTTCTGAAAGTTTACGCTGATACATGTCGAACATTTGCTGGGCTAAAGTATTAGACCCCACTAATGGATAAGCCAAGTCAGAAGCCATGCCAGCCGCTATGCTTTCTGACAACAACTGGTCATAATTACTTACGTTTTCATCCCTGCCAACGTAAATCAATTTTAACTGACTTTCATTGGTCAATAGCTTTCTGCCTTCGATACGATACACTGTATCTAAAAACTCCAGCTTTATAACTCTTAGACAATATGGGTCAGTGGGTAAGGTGTATTGATATTGAAATTCAAAGGTTGGGGCAGAAACGTCTGCTGTTAGCTGTACTCTGTTAACTAAGCAATTCCATACATGACTTCTAAAAACTGCATCCCTTACGTTAATATAGCGTTGTTTGCAAATTCTTCCTGCTTTACTATCTTCGTCTAAGGAAATTATATTCGAAGCCCCAATCATATTTAGGGCTGAATTGCAAATGTCTACTGCACTTGTTGCCATACATTACCACCTTATTTAATAATAACCATTGCATCATATACATCAGTTATATCTTTCATTATTGCTGTCATATCTGTTTTCATATCATCAGTAGGCACAGCTAGTTCAGCACTTGTATATTTTGTTGTTACTGCATGATTGTATTCTGTCCTTACAGTTTCGTCATACAACGCCCTTACTTTGGTAGCATCAGAACTACTTGCAATAGTAAATTTATCAGCATTATCTTTGTTATAAGCAGTAAGGTAATCATCCCAAAAAGTAGCATAAACACTGCCATCAACCATGTGCCATACAACTGGCTTGCACCAGTCTTGGTCTTTGCCAGCACCCTCTGGTGAAGGCAGTTCGCTAGGATGTTTAATATCATCCATAGACAAAGTTGTTTTGTACAACTTTCTCGTTAAATGTGGTGTATATGTCATACATTATCTCCTATGGGTTTCTCTTGTGCCAGAAGTGGTAGTGAAGATTTTGACTTGTGCCATGTTGGTAATAAATATTATTTCCAATCATCCATACTTCACCTTTGGTTGTCCTAGCTATGTGTGTCCAATAGCCATTGTAATAATGTCCAAATGAAAGTATTTCTTCAAACCTTTGGTCACTATCACCTACCCACCATTCATTCTGACCAGTTAATGTGTGTTGCATTGGTGCTGGGTACAAAAATGCTTTATTGAAATTTTCACCACCAGTATTAGCACGATACTCGTAGGCTGAAGCCATTTTACCCCAAACCCACAATCGCCCTTGTGCATCTAATCCCCACCAGCCCGGTGCGTTATAGCCACTTGTTCTAAATGGAAAACATGAAATCATATTGTTAGAGGGAAATACTAAAGGTGTTTTGCTTACAGTACCATCAGCACTACTTGTAACAGTGTTATGGTAATCGCCAAAAGTTCCAGTGCTAGGTGTTCTAACAGAACTGTTTGCAGTTTCGTCACCTACCATTTGTTGCCCATGAGCATTGTAACCAAATGTTCTAAATCCCATGCCAGTCCTATTAGCTATGGTGTAAGTGTACATGTCGCCCGGTCCATCTTGCCCAGCAGAATTACCTAGCCAAGCTACGATACTCATTGTTGAAGCGTTACCAGCAGTCTGTACTGCACTAAAGTTTTCACTACCACCAATCTGCACCCAAGTAGCACTGTCTGTTGTATTACCTTGCCCAAGCTGACCATTAGCCGCGTTGCCAATTCCAAACAAATCGCCACTTGTATTAATGTAAAAACTGGTAGCATCAACGCCACCATTGTAATAGTAGGTTGTGCCATTGAGTATTTGTTCACAATTTTGCACTGCTGTCATTTGTGCAAAAGATGTTCTTGTACTGCCTAATGACGAAGACCCAGACCTATCTGTTCCAGTATGAAAAGCATTACCAGAACTATCTACTGCGTAAGTGCTATCATAACCAGCCGACATCATAACAATGTTTGTTAAACCAGAAACAATAGTTGGAGTGCTAAA